ATTTAAATTTAGAGTTGGATAATAAAAATAATAAAATTAAATCACTTAAAAGTACACGAAATTTAACTATTTTAACTACATTAGTAGGTACTTTAACCCCAATATTGTTAAATAGAAATTGAGTGATTTAAAACAAATAATAAGGCAAGAATACTTAAAGTGTGCCCAGGACCCTATACACTTTATGAAAAAATACTGTATGATTCAACACCCACAAAGGGGTAGAATCAACTTTCACTTATACCCTTTTCAAGAAAAAGTCCTTAAATTATTTGAAGATAACCCTTACTCAATAATCTTAAAATCCCGCCAGTTAGGTATTTCTACTTTGTCTGCTGGGTATTCTTTGTGGTTAATGACTTTCCATAAAGATAAAAATATTCTTTGTATTGCTACTAAGCAGGAAACTGCTAAAAATATGGTTACAAAGGTTAAATTTATGTATGAAAATTTACCTTCGTGGCTTAAAGTAGAATTTGAAGAAAATAATAAATTAGCACTACGCTTACAAAATGGCTCCCAAATCAAAGCCACTTCAGCTTCAAGTGATGCTGGTAGATCAGAAGCAGTATCACTCTTAATAATTGATGAGGCTGCCTTTATTGAAAACATAGGTGAGATATGGGCTTCAGCACAACAAACACTTGCTACGGGTGGTGGGTGTATAGCATTATCTACCCCTTATGGTACAGGTAATTGGTTTCACCAAACTTGGACCCGAGCTGAGGCTAATGAAAATGAATTTTTACCTATTAAATTACCCTGGTATGTTCACCCTGAACGAAACCAGGAATGGAGAGATAGGCAAGATGAATTACTAGGAGATCCTAGAATGGCAGCGCAAGAGTGTGATTGTGATTTTAGTACATCTGGTGATATAGTATTTTATCCTGAATATCTTGAATTTATAGAAAAAACAACAATTACTGAACCTCTTGAACGACGTGGAGTAGACCAAAATTTATGGATCTGGCAACCCGCAGATTATAGTCGTTCTTATATGATATCTGCTGACGTAGCTAGGGGAGACGGTAAAGACTACTCAGCATTCCATATATTTGATATTGAATCAAATGTTCAGGTGGGGGAATATAAAGGGCAAATAAGCACAAAAGACTTTGGTAATATTCTAACAGCCATTGCTACTGAATATAATAATGCTATGTTAGTAGTAGAAAATGCCAACATAGGATGGAGCACGATCCAGACTATAATAGATAAAAATTATGAAAACTTATATTATTCCCCTAAATCAGAGGCGATTGATGTAGATTCCTATCTGAGAGCATCGGGAAGAAGTTCAAATATGACTGCAGGTTTTACTATGTCTTCCCGTACTCGTCCTATGGTGATTGGTAAATTCCAAGAATATGTAGGTGATAAAGGAGTCACAATCCAATCTAAACGTTTATTAGAAGAAATGAAAACGTTTATTTGGAAATATGGTAGAGCAGAAGCCCAACAGGGTTATAATGATGATTTAGTAATGAGCTTTGGTATCGGCTTGTATGTACGAGATACTGCACTTAAATTTAGACAACACGGAGTAGATATAACAAAAGCTGCTTTAAGTTCAATATCAAAAGGAGATACCCCTTATAAAGGGGCGTATTTTGCCAAAGGAAATGATAACCCCTATAGCATGGATAATGGAAGGGGTGGAACTGAGGATTTTAGTTGGCTTTTGTAATATTTATCCATATAAAAATATATTATGGCTGATACAAGCGTATTTACAAGACTAAAAAGATTATTTTCTACAGACGTAATTGTTCGTAATGTAGGGGGTAGTCAATTAAAGGTTCTTGATTTTAATCAACAACAAGTAGCAGGGCAAATTGAAACCAATTCTATGGTAGATAGATTTAATCGTCTATATACTACTAACCAAATGTCCGCTTATAATCCTGCACTAAATTACCAAGTACTCAGACCTCAACTTTACTCAGACTATGAAGCAATGGATACTGATGCTATCATAGCCTCAGCTTTAGATATACTAGCGGATGAATCCACCCTTAAAAATGCTATGGGTGAAGTTCTCCAGATTAAGTCTTCTGATGAACATTTGCAAAAAATTCTATATAATTTATTTTATGATGTTTTAAATATAGAATTTAATCTTTGGATGTGGATTCGTCAAATGTGTAAGTATGGTGATTTTTTCTTAAAATTAGAAATTGCCGAAAAATTTGGTGTGTATAATGTTATTCCTTATACAGCATATAACATTGTTAGAGAAGAAAAACTTAATGAAAAAGATAACCATCAAGTAGAAGTAAAATTTAAATTTGATCCTGATGGTTTAAGTGGTGGGGGTGAGTATGGAGGATATTTTGGAGGAATGATGAGCTCAGGAGGTAATACTAATAATAGTAAAGCTATTTACTTTGATAATTATGAAATTGCTCATTTTAGACTTCTTTCTGATGTAAATTACCTCCCATATGGTAGAAGCTATATAGAACCTGCTCGTAAATTATTTAAGCAGTACATTCTTATGGAAGATGCTATGTTGGTACATAGAATTGTTCGTGCTCCTGAAAAAAGAATTTTTTATGTAGATATAGGAAATATTCCACCTGCTGAAGTTGAAAACTTTATGCAAAAGACTATATCTACCATGAAACGTACTCCATATGTTGACCAACAAACCGGAGAATACAACTTAAAATACAACATGCAAAATATGTTAGAAGATTTTTACCTTCCTGTAAGAGGAGGTGAGTCTTCTACTAAAATTGATACTACTCCTGGGCTACAATATGATGGAATCCAGGACGTTGAATACTTAAGAGATAAATTATTCGCTGCTTTAAAAATTCCTAAAGCATTTTTAGGATATGATGAAAATACCGATGGTAAAGCTACACTAGCTGCTGAAGATATTAGATTTGCTCGTACTATTGAACGTATTCAAAGAATTATTCTTTCCGAATTATACAAAATTGCTGTAGTACATCTTTACACTCAAGGATATGATGGTGATGATTTAGTTAATTTTGAACTTAACTTAACTACTCCTTCAATCATTTATGATCAAGAAAGAGTAGCTTTAATGAAGGAAAAAATGGATTTAGCATCCCAAATGATGGAAACTAAATTATTCCCTTCAGACTTTATATATGATCACTTATTCCATATGAGTGAAGATGAATACAATGAGTTTAGAGACTTATCTAGGGAAGATGCTAAACGCCAGTTTAGATTAAGCCAGATAGAAGCAGAAGGAAATGACCCAGTAGAAACAGGACAATCATATGGTACCCCACATGATTTAGCTTCATTATATGGTAAAGGTAGATACTATGATGATCCTGATAATGTACCTGCGGGTTATAATGAAAAAGAAAAAGGTCGTCCTGAAGAAAAAGTTTCAAACATTAACACTCAAGACAACGCCTTTGGTAAGGATAGATTGGGAGTTGATACAATGAAAGGTAAAGAAAATGAGGCAGACTCAATTAGACCTACGTACAAAGGAGGCTCTCCTATGGCTTTAGAAGCAAAAACAGCTTACTTACAAAATAAAGATATGCTCAAAAAGATTCCGATTAATCGTAAACAATTGGTATTTGAGCAGGATGACTCACTGCTTGATGAAAAACAATTAAAAGAGTGAAAATCCTTATATATTTATAAAAAAGCCTATCGATGAAGATTAAACATTCCAAATATAAAAATACGGGCCTTTTATTTGAACTTTTGGTAAGACAAATTACCGCTGATACTCTTAGGGGTGGTGAATCCCCTTCATTAAATATATTAAAAAAATCTTTTGCTAAAACTGAATTAGGAAAAGAGTATAAATTATATGAAACTTTATTTAAGAATAAAAACTTAACAGAAGGAAGAGCAGAAGTAACTTTAAATACTGTATTAGAAGCAACCCGTAAATTAAATAGAAGTGCTTTAAGAAGAGAAAAATACAATCTTATTAAAGAAATTCAACAACACTACAATGTTAATGAATTTTTTAGACACCAAGTACCTAACTATAAAGGATACGCAGCTTTCTATAAACTAATAGAAATATACAATTCAGATAAACTATCTGAAACTAATGAAATTATTGATAATAAGATTACTATATTAGAAGGTTTAACTGAAAAGCCTATTAGTGAAAAAAGAGTTAAGCAAGATTTAGTAGAAGAGTTTGCTAAATATGATAAAGATTTAAGAGTACTTACTTATAAAGTAATGCTTGAAAAATTTAATGGTAAGTATTCTAATCTTAATACAGGACAAAAAGAAGTACTTAAAGAATTTATTAA